TTCCTTTAAAAACAGGGGATATATTATTATTTCCATCAACTTTTATGTACCCACATGAAGTTAAGGAAGCAACTAAAGGCACTAGATATTCATTTGTAAGCTGGGCTTTTTAGTAATATAAAGGGTTATATGTTACAGAAGGTAAAATTTGCACCAGGATTCAATAAACAAGTTACCGCAACCGGTGGTGAAGGCCAATGGGTTAGTGGTGATAACGTTCGTTTTAGATATGGCACTCCTGAAAAAATGGGTGGCTGGGCACAATTAGGTTCTGTAGATTTAACAGGACGTAATACAGCTATTCACCATTTTGTTAATGCTAGTGGTATAAAGTACGCGGCTCTTGGAACTAATAGAATTTTATACGTATACTCTGGTGGTATTTTTTACGACATACATCCAATTAAAACAACAACAACTTTAACAAGCGCTTTTACTACAACTAATGGATCTGCAGTTGTAACTGTAACTTTTGCATCAGCACATGGAATGAATGCAGGTGATATTATTTTATGTGACAACTTTACATCAATTACTAATTCTAATTTTGGATCTGGAGATTTTGATGATGTAAAATTTATGGTAACAAGTATTCCAACAGATACTACTTTAACTATAACTATGTCATCTAATGAATCAGGATCAGGTGCATCTACATCAGGTGGTATTAGAGTAAAACATTATTACCCTGTAGGACCAGCTGTTGAAACAGCATCTACTGGTTGGGGACTTGGTCAATGGGGTGGTACACAATCAGGACAATTTATATCTACATTATCATCAAGCATTAACACATCTGTTACAAGTTTAACAATGGCTAGTTCTACATCATTTCCATCATCAGGAACTGTTATTATAGGATCTGAATTAATTACGTATACAGGAAATAGTGGTGGTACATTAACAGGACTAACAAGAGGTGCTAATGGTACAACCGCAGCATCACATTCGTCAGGTGCAACAGTTACAGATGCATCTAATTATTTTGCATGGAACGCTGCAGCATCAGGAGATATTGTTACAGCACCAGGTTTATGGTCATTAGATAATTTTGGTAATAAAGTTGTTGCAACTATATTTGGTGGAGAAACATTTACATGGGATTCTGATCCAACAGGTGCAACATCAACAAGAGCAACAATTTTATCAAATGCACCAACATCATCATCTTTTAGTTTAGTGTCATCACCTGACAGGCACTTAATATTTTTTGGCACAGAAACAACTATAGGCACATCAAGCACAAGAGATGAAATGTTTATCCGGTTCTCGGACCAAGAATCTATTGATGCAACAACATCATATGCACCTAGTGCAACCAACACTGCAGGAACACAAAGACTTGCAGATGGATCAAAAATTGTAGGAGCTATAAGAGGTAGAGATGCAATTTACGTTTGGACTGATACATCTTTATTTATTATGAGATTTGTAGGAAGTCCTTTTACTTTCTCATTTCAACAAGTTGGTACAAACTGTGGATTAATTGGAAAGAATGCAGCTGTAGAAGTTGATGGTTCTGCTTATTGGATGTCAGAAAATGGTTTTTTTAGATACACTGGTAAACTAGAATCACTACCATGTTTAGTAGAAGATTTTGTTTATGACGATATTAATACAATTCCAAAACAACACATTAATGCAGGATTAAATAACTTGTTTGGTGAAGTTATGTGGTTTTATCCTAACTCAGGATCAAACACAGTTAATAGAATGGTTTGTTATAATTATTTAGATTCAACACCAGAAAGACCTGTATGGACAACAGGTACATTAGCAAGATCTGCGTGGCAAGATTCTGCTGTGTTTGGTAAACCTCATGCATCAGAATATGATACAAGCACAAATGGATCTTCTGGTTCATCAACTTATGTACAAGGAAACACAGATGGTGTTTCAATATACTATGAACATGAAAAAGGATTAAACCAAGTTAAAGAAGGAGCTGAAACATCTATTACAGCAAGTATTGAGTCTGGTGACTTTGATATTGGTCAACAAGGATTAGAAGGTGATGGCGAGTTTATGATGAAAATTAGAAGAGTATTACCAGACTTTTTATCACAAACAGGTGATACAAGAATAACATTAAATTTAAGAGATTTTCCTAATCAAACACAAGCTAGTTCTACATTAGGGCCTTTTACAATAACAAGTGGCACAAATAAAATTGACACACGTGCAAGGGCTAGATCAATATCTTTAAAAGTAGATAACACCAGCACAAGTCAGTTTTGGAAACTTGGAACATTTAGATTAGATATACAACCGGATGGTAGAAGATAATGGCTAGAATAGTACAATCATTAACACAACCTTTAGAAGACTACGATCAACAAGTACAACAATCTTTAGTTAGAGATATAGATAGTATTGTACAAAAATTAAATACAACGTTTCAACAAGATTTAAAAGAAGAGGCGGAAGCGGAGGCATATTTCTTTGGCTAATTCATTTGTAAATAAAAAAGCAGATTTAACTAGCACGTCAGCTACAACATTGTATACTGTGCCATCAGCTACAACTGCTGTAATTAAATCTATCTTAGTATCAGAAGATTCTGGTAACGCAGATACTATAACTGTGACTATTACAGACACAGATACAGCTGTATTTAGTTTGTTTAAGACTAAATCGATATCTGCTAATGCGAC